GATTTTGTAGACAAAGAATACTTTAAAAAAATAGAGGACATGTTTTTTAGAGATAAAAATTTTCCATGGTTTGTTAATGGTGTTGTAGATAATCAAGCATATAAACAGTTTACTCACCTATTCTATGTTGGGCATAAACCTAATTCTTATTACCATGAATTTTTAATTCCTTTCTACGAACTGTTAAAAGCTAAAGCTTTAATTAAAGTTAAAGCTAATTATTTGTGGAAAACCGAAAAGATTACAGAACATGGTTTTCATACAGATACAGCACAATATATAAAAGATCATGAAGCTGATTGGAAAACAGCGGTGTATTATATAAATACAAACAATGGATATACTAAATTTGAAAATGGAAAAAAAGTAAAAAGCAAAGCGAATAGACTTGTAATTTTTCCAGCATCTGCTAAACATACAGGGTCTACTTGTACAGATAAAGATGAAAGAGTTGTATTAAATGTAAACTATTATGATTGAGTTAAAACGAGATAATTATTTTATATCCCCTATTTATTATGGTTTTGATGATATGTATGTAAAGCCTTTAAATAAACTTGCTAATAAATATATTAAAGAATCTAGAAAAATAAACAAAGATACAATTAAAAAAACAAAAGACTTTGGAATGACTCATCATTCTACTTCGTTAATACCTGATCCAGAAACACAAACTTTTCAACAAATGATTTTAAATGGGGCAGAAGATATTTTAACTAGACAACAAGGATATGATTTAAAAGAATATAGACTCTTTATAACAGAGTTGTGGGTACAAGAATTTTCTAAAAATGGCGGAGGTTGGCATGAAATTCATACACATTGGAATGGTCATATCTCTGGTTTTTATTTTTTAAAAGGAAGCGAACAAACTTCAAGACCTGTTTTTCATGATCCTAGACCTGGAAAAACAATGAATGATTTACCTATGCTTAATAAAGATAAGGTTAATGATGCTCAGGTTGCAGTTAATTATATACCTAAACCAGGAACAATAATATTTTTCCCTTCTTATTTACCCCATTCCTATGTTGTAGATCATGGAAAAGAACCATTTAGATTTTTACACTGGAACATACAAGCAATACCAAAAGGAGCCCTAGACTATGCAACATCTAAATAAAGACATAAAAGTTACTAAAGATTTTTTATTAAAAAATGAATTTGATAATATTTTTCGACTAGCCTCGAGCTCAGATTTTTCTTGGTTTTATCAACCAGAACACAACCCAAACGCCAAGGATGGTTTCTTTTTTTCTCACTGCGTTTATAATCAAGACAGGGTCAATTCAGATCATTATGACAGAATTATGGGCCCTTTAGCCAGAAGGATAAAATATAATTGTTTAGCAAGAGCCTTTGTAAATTTTTTAACCCGATCAGATACTCCGCGAAGAGCTATTTTTCATAGAGACTTTGATGATGAAAGAATGACAACAGGTATTCTGTATTTAAATGAGACTAATGGGTATACAGAATTTGAAACAGGTGAAAAAATTAAAAGCATTCCTAACATGTACGTAGAGTTTCCAACCAGATTAAAGCACAGAGGTGTGAGTCAAACAGATAAGGATGGGAGAATTATAATAAATTTAAATTATTATAAATAATGAATGTTATTAAATTTGTTTCCAAACTCTGTTTTATTAGACAACCTTAACGTAGATAAAAATAAAGTTTTAAATCTATTAAAAAAAGAAAAGTATGAGCACAGAAAAAGTGTAGATCCTTATCAAAACACACAATCTTATTCTGGACTAGATTATAATATACTTAATAAAAGCAAGGTTTTAAAAAAAGAAATTTTAAAAACAATAAATCGTTATTGTGAAGAGGTGTTACACATTGATAATAAGATGGATATATATTCTTCTTGGGCTACCAAGCACACACCGAATGGACACTCCTCATACCACTACCATTCAAACTCCTACATTAGTGGTGTTTATTATCCTATTGGAAACAAAGGTTTTAAAATAAGTTTTCTAAACCCTCTTCAAAAAGTATTTGATACAATTCCTAATAAGTACACTATGGAAAATTCTGATTCTTGGGAGATAACTGCTAGTGATAATTTAGTTATTATATTTCCTTCTTACTTAAAACATTCTGTTTTAAAAAATACATCAAGTCAAGATAGGTATTCTCTTGCTTTTAATTGTATGCCAAAAGGTAAGTTTGGAGTGGGAGATAGTTTACATGAGTTTTAAAACAAAAGGATATCTAATAATTAAAAATGCTATTTCAAAAGAATTAGCTAAAATTGCATATAATTATTTATTGATAAAAAGAAATGCTATTGCTCACATGCGAGAAAATAATTACTTAGCCCCTTTTGATAATAATTTTGGAACCTGGGATGATGATCAAGTTCCAAATACTTTTTCTATTTATGGTGATTCTTTAATGGAAACATTGTTATTATACGTAAAACCTAAAATGATTAAAGGAACAAAATTAAAATTATATGAAACATATTCATATGCAAGAACGTATAAACCAGGTGATATTTTAAAAAAACATAAAGACAGACCTAGTTGTGAAATATCAACAACATTATTTTTAGGTGGAAATAAATGGCCTATATATTTAAATGATGGAAAAAAAGATATTAAGATAAATTTAAACGAAGGGGACATGTTAATTTATAAAGGTTGTGATTTAGAACATTGGAGAAAACCTTTTAATGGAGAGGTTTGTGTACAGGTATTTTTACATTATTCAACTAATAAAAAATTATTAAATGATACAAGACCCAAGTTAGGTTTAAATGCAGAATTTAAAAGTATTTAAAAACGTAATTAATAAACAAAAACAAGAGGAATTAAAAACTCTTATGTTAGAGAATAGAATATTCCCCTGGTATTTTGTAAAGGATGTAAGTGGCAGTTTACAAGATCGTTCAGGAATGCAACATGAGTTTTGTTCTATAAAAAAAGGAATTAACTCAAAATATTTTGATACTGTTTCTCCCATTATTCGTTTTATTAAAAAACCTAAAATAAATATTTTAAGAATAAATTCTTTTTTACAATTTCCTAATCCCTCTTTTAAAACTTATGATACTCCTCACTATGATCTACCAGAAAGAAAAGAAAAATATACGGTCTTTCTTTATTACTTATTAAGCTCTGATGGAGATACAGTTTTTTTTGATAAAAATAAAAAAATAATTAAAAGAGTTACACCGAAACAAGGGACTGCGGTAATGTTTGATGGTGCTTATTTACATACAGCTTATCAACCTAATACAAAAATGAGATGTGTTATAAATTTTAATATAGAGGGGAGGTATGAGTCTAATTTAAAATATGCAACTCCATAAAATAAAAGTATCTACTACAATGAATGTCCTTGAAGATAATTTAAAATATCTTAAAGATTTTAAACAGTTTAATAAACAACTAAAAGAGGACACTTTAAGTGTTGGAGATCAACAAAATAAAACAACTAATGTTAAAGCTTATATGACCCATTGGCAAATGGCTGATAAGTTTGATTCTTATGCTAGATTATTAAAATTAATATCTGTAGAAAAGATTCCAAAATACGACGATAGTTATCCTGTCCAAGACGGTCGAGGCTCAAAGAAAAATATTTATTGTAATGATATGTGGGGAGTGGTTTATAATAAGGGGGAAGAAACTTTAAAACATGCCCATATGAATATGTTTTCTTTTACCTATTATATAGAGGCCCCTAAAAATTGTTCCCCTCTTATTTTTGCTAGTCCTGGTAAATTAATTATTCAACCAAAAACAGGGGATCTTTTTATATGGAAGGGGGACTACGAGCATTATGTGCCAAAACAAAAAATAAACAAACCAAGAATAGTAATAGCAGGAAACTTAGATTATCAAAATAAACCCATAGCCAAAATCATCTAAATATTATATAGTGATTCTTATGCTACAGAAACTAGGATTTTTACCAGGATTCAACAAACAGGTTACAGAGACCGGGGCTGAAGGCCAATGGTTTGATGGTGACAATGTTCGTTTTAGATATGGCACACCTGAAAAAATAGGTGGTTGGAGCCAGTTAGGTCAAGATAAATTAACAGGTGCCGGAAGAGCAATTCATCATTGGGATGATAATGCTGGTATTAAATATGCAGCAATAGGAACAAATAGAATTTTATATGTATATTCTGGAGGAATTTATTACGACATCCATCCTCTTAGAACTACTTTAACGGGAGCTAATTTTACTAGTACAGCTTCCTCTACAACTGTTACAGTAACATGTACTGGATCTCATGGTCTTAGTGAAGACGACATTGTTATGTTTGATTCTGTTAGCGGAGTTACTGCAGTGGGATCAACTTACACTGATGCTACTTTTGAAGATGAGAAATTTATGGTAACTTCGGTTCCTACAACATCTACTTTTACTATTACAATGGCGGCTCAGGAATCAGGGACTCCTTTGTCAACTAGTGGGTCTGCTTCAGTTCTTTGTTATTACACTGTTGGTCCGGCACAACAACTTGGAGGTTTTGGTTGGGGTACAGGTCTTTGGGCTGGTACAGCAATAGGTCCAGCAACTACGACACTAGCTTCTACTATTAATGATACTGTAACCGATATTCCTTTAACCAGCACTGCAGCTTTTCCATCTACTGGAGAAATTAGAATTGGATCAGAAGACATAAGTTTTACAGCTAACAACACAACAACAAATATATTAAGCGGAGGTGCAAGAGAAGTTAATGGCACAACTAAAGCCACACACAGCGCTGGTGCAACTGTTACAAACATATCTGATTATGTTGCTTGGGGTGAAGCGTCATCTTCTGACTTTACTATTGATCCAGGAATGTGGGTATTAGATAACTATGGAACAAAATTAATTGCTCTTATTTATAATGGTAAGTGTTTTGAATGGGATGCTGCAGCCGCTGGTGCAACATCAACAAGAGCCACAGTCTTAGCAAATGCACCCACAGCATCACGTCATGTATTAGTATCTACACCCGATAGACACTTAGTATTCTTTGGGACTGAAACTACAATTGGAACAACGTCAACACAAGATGATATGTTTATAAGGTTTTCTTCTCAGGAAAGTATTGATCAAACAGATTCTTATACTGTTAAAGCAAACAACACCGCTGGTACACAGAGACTGGCCGATGGCTCTAAAATTATGGGGGCTATTAAAGG